CCAAGCTTCCTGCGCATTGTCATAAGCAATGGCAGAGCCCTCGTTCTTCACCGGAGCGGCGGAGAAGCCAGACAGTTTGGTCTCTTCTTCGAAGGAACGCTCAGAGGTCTCTGTTTCGTAGATCTCTTTGTGTTCTTCACCGTAACGAGCATACTCCATACCGAACAAAGCGTTCAGACCGGGGAGCAACTCTTTCAGCAGTTGTGCGCGTGAAATAGCCATGATTTAGCTCCTTGATTAAACGCCAAGCGGATTGAGATACTGATGACCGCCAGCCCACGTAATTGTGTTCGGAGTGCCTTCAGTAAGAGTGAAGTAAGGTGCGTTCCATTTAACGATCAGCTCACAGAAGTTGCCAGATGAATTGGCAGTATCAGGAACGACGTCAATAATACGGATAGGCAAAGACGCAGTAACTGTAGCGCCGTCGGTGTAGACACCAATAGCAGAGTCACCGGTAAATGTGCTACCAGTATTTTGGACCAACTGAGCGTTACCGCCAATGACGGTGCGACCCAAGTACGCAGGTGTCAAGCCGTTACCATCTTCAGTAGCGCCTGAAACCAACACGACCTTGAACAACTGATCGGGATCATCTGCTACGTAAGCAGTAATCACGGTGCCAGTTGGCGCGGTAGTGCCAGATGGGAAGTACTGAGAGAAGATCACTTGACCTTGTGCGTTAACGTAGGAACAACCCATGAACACACCGCAAGGCGTGGCCGTAGATTCACCTACATCTTTAGCGACAGTGCCACCAGCCAAAATTTTCACCACATCACCGTAGAAGATAGCGGGGGTTGTACCGCTAGCAATTACGTATTGGCGAGTTTGACCGGCGTACACCTGACCACCGATCAAATTGATCGGCTTAAGACCGTATGGACGGTCGATGGTGGGATAAGCCATTTAAGACTCCTAAAATTTAAGAACCAGAACCGAAAGATACCTTGGACTTCTTCTCTGAGAAAAGAGGCATCCGAGGGTCACTTTCACGAAGGAAATTGTTGTCCACTGAGTCCATCTGAGCTTTGTTTTGTTTGGAGTAGTACTCCATACGCTGTTTCAAAAACTCGTCAGGGATGCGGCAGAGCAACAGACCGCCCACTTCAATGTTGCCTTTAAAGCGACCTTCCGTGGTAGCGTGCATCATGAGTTCGGGATAATCTTCTGCTTTGCAGGGTTCATATCCTTCACGTAACTTCGAAGAAATGTTGCTTGGATCAGAAGTACCCATAGTACTTGTGCGCACCCAACGATGCGACCAGCCTTGACGGGGGTCAGGACTAGGCAGGACTTCAGGAGGACGCCACATTTCTGGGCGCTGCATTACCTGACGAGTGTCCGCTTCACGAGCAGTACGGTTTTGTGTCTTACCAGACGTTAATACTTGATCCATTATTCACCTCTTTTTAGTTGAGCAACCTGTTTAGCGTATTCTTCCAAAGGAACCCCAAGCCTGCGAGCGATCGCCGCCTCGGATTGCTTCAGCCTAATACGATTAGGCGGAGTGCTACGTGAGGCCGGAGCCACAACGGTAGCGGGTTTAGTTGCACGGCGCGGAGGTTCATCCTCGTAAGCCGGTTCCGATACCTTTTTCGAAGGAGTATCATCTTCATCGCTCTGAGCATCTTCAAAATACTCAGGAAATCTTCGGCGCATTGTAGCGTCTACTCGTTTGTAATACTCATCAGAACCCACCCGGTCTTCGCCCAACTCTCTAGACAGCTTTTGATGCAACCCGAGGGCGGATGCTGTCATTTCAGGGTCAGTACCAAACCAAGTGTTTTTCTGCATCCAACGCTCATCACGTTGAGACACTTTTGGTTGACTTGTATTACTTTGTGGTATTTGTACATCTTTTTCTTCAACTTGTAAAGGCTTCATTCGTTTAGCCTTGTCAAGATTCATCGTGGCTCGTGAAACTTCTGCTTGAGCTTCTACAACCGCATCAGAATCTCCAGACTCATAAGCCTCTTTGTACTTCTTCTTGGCGTTCTCAAACTCCATCTCGGCGGATGATTTTGCCTTTTCAATATAAGCTTTTGAGCCAGATTGCACCTGCTGTTGCAGCTTGCGGTTTTGTTCCCACAATTGTTTAGCAAGTGTTTCCGCAGCCTCACGTTCACGCAGTGCTTCTTCTTTGGCTCTACGCTCGTCGTGATAACCACGTGTAAATTTCTTAATCCGCTGCTGAACCTTCTCGTCGTACGAAGCTAGCTCGTCTTCTGTTGGGTCTTCAGGCGGTGTGTCATCGGGCTTGCGGCCACGATCTTTTTTGGGGGTGTCGTCTTCGATTTCTACTTCAAAACCGTCGTCTTCATCCTGTGTATCTACGGGTTTACCCTTAGCTTGTTTCTCATCGGGGAACTCAAATTCCTCGCCTTTATACTCTGCTTGTGCCATTCGTTACTCCTTATGATGCACGTGTAATGCCACGGGGGTCTTCCACAACTGCCTCAACCGAGTCATCATTGATGATTCGGAATTCGCGGCCATGGATCTTCAGACGGGTGCCTGAATTTGGTCGGACGATGATGAAATCACCTTCCTTGCAACTCGGTCCGCTAGGGAAACGAGTGGTGTCCTTGTAAGCGTCTGGGCCAACTTTGACCACAAACAATACAGGTGTGAGCACTTCTTCAAAGTGCATGGACTGGCTGGACTTGATAATGCCAACTTCACTGTCCGCATACTCTTGCATGGCTTCTGGGACCACACAGAGTAGATGAAAAGTTTTAGGGTCAGGCAACTGCTTAGCCTTGTCTTCGGTTGGCTTATTTAAGATGCCAGACAAGTCAACTGCAGCGATGTTGAATTCATTCATCGGATTTCTCCAGTCTTTGCACGAGCTCATTAATCATGTTTTCTGCGAGGTTGAGACCTCGGATTACCCCGCAGACACTGCGATAGTCCTCTATGTTGTCGGCTCTACCCGCTGCAACATAGGCTTCTTGCGCTTGACGGTATTTCTCCATCTCTTTGACGGCATGCGCCAATACTTTGTAGTCGTTCAACATTACTCCTTCTTAGGTTTTTGAGATGCTCGCTGTGCAGATTGGACTGCCATTTGAGCTCGGTGCTTGGCGATATCAGCGCCAATTCTTGTACCCTCGATCATCTGTTGCTTCTCGAGTTTGTCTTTTGCAGCGGCAGCAGTTGCACCAACTTGCATGGCCGCGATTTCTTTTTGAGCCGCGATGCGGGCTTCTTCAACACGAATTTGGTCAGCTTTAGCAGCTGCTTCCATGGCTTGTTTTTGTTGCTTAAGCTGGAGCTCTTGCATCTTGATTTGCAACTCTTGTTGTTGCAGTTGAACAAGCGGGTCTTGTGCTTGTTGCTGTGCTTGCTGCTGGGCAGCTTGTGCTTGAGCGTTTTGAGTGATCTGCATGGACGCCTGCGCGGACAGTTGTGCAACTTGCGCTGCAACTTCTGGAGCCATGTTCTTTTCTTGCTCCTCGGTAGGCAACAAGAGACCAACAGCTTGCTCGACTTCTCTGCGATACGCAAAGCCTAAGTGCTCGTTGATGTGCGCCATGGTAGCGGCCACGATCGCCTGACCTTGTGGAGTCTGCTGAATGAGACCCATGATCTTGGGGTTCTGCAGCATTGAAGTGTGAACAGCAATGTGTGCGTCGTGGTCCTGCTCGATGAACGCCTTCATGGGTTTGCCAGTCAGTGCATTTTGATTCTCTTGCACTGGGTCTGTCGGTGTCTGGTCATCCTCGATCGGTACCAACTTAGCAGCGTTCTTGATGCCCAACACTTCAATCATTTGACGATGTAAAAGTGGCAAGTCATACAGCTGTGGTGCTGTCTGCGCAAGTTGAAGAGCTGCTTGATACTGAACAATTTTCTGCGCCATCGTTGCGGCGTTTGGATCGCTCACAGGAATCACAGCGACCATGTCGTAGTCAGACTTCTTCGCTTTGCGTGAACCCTCGATTGGCTCGTAGTCGTAGTCTTCTGGTGTGTAGTCAGCAATGATCGCTTTGAGCAGACGGAACTCTTGACGCATTGAGTAGTGCATACGCGCTTGCACAGCGCCCATCACCTTCAGTGTTCTCTCAAGAATGGCCAGTGTTGTACCCACGGGTGCTTGCGCACTCATGTCACTGACGTTCATGTCTCCTGCTGATGCGAACTGCCTACCCTCTTGCACAATGTTCTGGAACAACGCGAAGAGAACCTGACTGGGTTCCTTGTAAGGCAGAGGCAGGATATTGTCTCTAATGGAACCGCTTGGTACGTCGACATCACGAAATTCTCCCGGTGCAATAGGGGTATCGTCGCCCTTGACTCGGAGCCCTCTGGACTTGAGTCCGCCCGGTAAATTACTGAGCGTACCTGCATCAACGAGCTGCCTGATGAGCATGGTCGCGCTCTTCGCATATCCGCCGATAAGGTGAATGAGACCATATCCATAGAAGCCAAATCCCGGTATATATTGGTAATGTACAAAGTGCTGGCGCTTGGTGTGCAGCTCGTCACCATCGTACCAATTGCGGCGGATGGCCAAGACTTTCTGCGTACCTTTTTCAACAGTCACAACGTATGGCAGTGCGATACCTGTCTTCTCGCCATCTTTGTCTGTGTGCTCGTAGCCTTTCAAGTCAAGATCAACGTGCATCTCAAGGATACGGAAGCGCTCATCTTGCAACGCTGACATGCCCATCTCTTCAGCTTTTTGCTTCTCGATATCGTCTAACTCATTCGTTGGATCGCCCAAGTCCACGTCGCTATAGAACCCAGCTTCTTGCAACTTCAAAACTTCATTCTCTGTCTTGCGCATCACGTGGGTCACGCGCTCTGAAGCTTCAAGACTTGACGCGCCGTATGGCACAACGATGTCTTCAGCGGGAATAAACATCGCAACTTGTCGTCCCTTGCTTGGGTCGTAGTACACCTTCTTGAACGCACTACCTGCCAGTGGCAAGTTCCACAATAACTTCTCATGCTCAGGGCGATACTCCTGCATCACTTCAGTCAGCTGGTAGTTCATGTCCTCGCGCACGCGAGTGGAGGCTTCTTCTTTGTCTGGTGTATCTTTACCAAGAATCTGCGTCTTCACAGGCCCCGCTGCTGGGAACGTCTCCATGATCCCCTCGCTCTGGAATCTCACAACAGACTCAGTGAGCATCGGGTGGAACACACCACACGCACCCTGCCATGGCTCCGTGCGGTCCTCGTACTTCAAGCCCAACAGCTTCAAGCCATCAACGTATGTTTGTATCCAATCTCTGCGGT